AATTCTGTAATGTAATTGTTGGGTCTGAATAATTTAATATTTGGTTATGGTCTAGTATGCTATATCTAACTATGTTCTTAGGCTTTATAAGACCCTTATGACAACAATTGCCTAGTCCATATAGGCTACCCACATAATGCTCCTTATAGTCCGTTAGATTGTCTTTAAACCACTCTGTTCTATATTCCATACTAGTAGCTTCAACTGTGTTTCGCCATGAAGGGTCTATCCTAGTAAACTGTTCTAAGTAATCCTCATCAGGATATAATCTTTTAGTATCAACTATCACTTCTAATACAACTGGCTCGTCATCGCCCTCAACTTCTACTGATTGTTGTGCAAAGTAAACTGGGTAAGCATCAGACAAATATACCATGAGAGGATGACTTGGATTGTCACTCCAATTACTGTCCTTATCGTGTCTTGGGGTTATACCTTTTGAAAGAATATCATCTAGGTATTTGGTAGATGTGCCATGATATAAAGTGACCTTACCTTTACTATAATCTTTAGGAGGGTACTTCAATTCTTCTTCCCTTTGTTTGGCATATTTATCTGCCATTTCTACTAACTCATTCTGTTCCATAATCGCTCCAACTTTTATGATGTCTAATTGAAGTTTACTTGATGTGTTGCAAATGTGCAAGAGATGATTTAATATTTGTGTATGGAGATTGACTTAGTGAAATTAGATTCCTTAGTAGTGAAGCAAGCGATAAGAGATGTTGCTTCTAAAGATGAGAATTTATCTAATCAGGCACTCTCTTATTTTATATCAGATGACTTCAAGAGTCTATGTTTTAGAAACAAGATTAACTTAGAAACAGTTCAAAAAAGTATAAAAGAATTAAATCAATACCCTTTACTATCACGCAAGAAGTTAGCCAATGACATAGCTAAAGTCATTGATAATACATTTGTTGGTGGGGTACTTAGTAGGTAGATATACTTACTAAGTTTTAATAATAAGTATATACATAGTAGTAAGTATATATAAAGCATAAACGGAGGTTGTATGCAGAGTCAAGAAAAAATTGATATTAAAAATCATATTAATACCAATTCAAAAACAAATAGCTACGCACAAGGACAATACAAACTGACTTGTCCTAGTTGTGGAAGCACAAGAAAAAAGAAAAGGGACACCCCCTTATCAGTAAACATAAACGCAGAAACAATTGTCTATCATTGTCATCATTGCGGTATAAATGGAGCAATCGCTAGAAACCAAGGAGTTAAAATGGCAATAGTAAAATCAGAACCAACACCAGTAAAAAAGAAACCAATCAATCTACCAGTACCTGACAAGCAAGCTGAGACTTGGCTATTGGAACGAGGTATAAGTATTGAAACGGCAAACGCATCTGGCTGTGTGTTGGGCAAAAAAAATAATAAACCAGTCATAGGTTTTTCTTTCACCGAAGGCGATGAGACAGTTGCAGTCAAGTGGAGAAGTGCAAATGGGACAAAGGATTTTTGGTGGGATAACAACGCAACAAGGCTATGGGGTTTGCAAAATCACGATGAGAAATTACCGACAATAGAAAAGACATTAGTTATCACAGAGGGAGAGTTGGATTGTCTTGCTATCAAAGAAGCATTTAAAGACCATTCCAATATAGATGTGTATTCAGTTCCAAATGGAGCACCCAATAAGATTACAGATATAGTAGACCCAAAAGAAGATAAGAGGTTTAAGTATGTTTGGGATGATAGAGAAAAGTTTGAGGGAGTAGATAGAATAATACTAGCAACAGATACAGATACAAACGGACAGTTGTTGGCAGATGAATTAGCTAGAAGATTAAACAAAGCAAGATGCTATACAGTTGATTACTTAGGCAGTAAAGATGCCAATGATTTATTAGTCAAAACAGATGCAGAAACTGTAAGAAAACAGATACTAAATGCAGAACCAGTTCCCTTACATGGATTAAATAACATTGAGCATTATGCCGATGAGTTTCAATCACTTTATGAACAAGGAAAACCAAGAGGAGTATCGACAGGATTCGATTCAGTTGATGAGTTATTTACTCTACAGACTGGTTATCTAAATATTGTGACTGGATATCCAGGGGACGGAAAGTCTGCTTTTATTGACCAAATAGTAGTAAATGTAGCTAAGAATTATGGTTGGAAAACTTGCTTTTGTTCTTTTGAAAAACCGCCAACGCTCCATTCAGTTCAGTTAGCACAGGTATTAGTTGGTAAGCCATTCTTTGAGGGTCAGAACGAGAGAATGACACAAGAAGAAAAAGACTTTTCTGAATCATGGATAAACGAACATATCCTATTCCAAGATTATCAAGACGGAGGTATGCCAACGATTGAAAGCATACTAGAAAAAGGAGCAAGTGCAGTCATGAGATATGGGGTCAGGATTCTAGTGATAGACCCATTTAATTTTATACAAACAGACCACAAAGGATTAGAGACAGATATGGTTTCAGATATGCTTACAAAGGTGCAATTATTCTGCAAGCAACACGATGTTTGTTGCTTCTTTGTTGCTCATCCAACAAAGCCTGCGGAACGAGGTAAGAAAACAATAGTGACAGGAGTTGATGTCGCTAAGTCAATGGCATGGTTTAGTAAAGCAGACATGGGGTTGACAGTCTTTAGAGGAGACAGTAGTGTAAGTGTTAATGTTTGGAAAGCTAGGTGGGGTTGGAGTGCTAAATGTGGCACGACAGACCTAACATTTAATCCTTTAAGTGGGAGGTATAGTGAAGCAGAAGAAATCGAAGATGACTACGATTGGGAGTTCTAAAGAAGAAGTCCATGTCAATGATGTAGGCAGTCCCTATCTGCATAAACATCACAAAGTTGCGATAAAAGTATTCACTAAATCAAATGTTGGTCGAGCCATAGTTCTTGACCAACATCTTATAGATGTTCTTTTTTTAGAAGATTACTTAGATGCAAGACAACATAGCGTATGCAATAAATACTTAGGCATGATTTCCAAATCAGGTTGCCATGTCAGTCCGCCAGACCTACGACAAATATTATCTACCAGTAAATTTCATATATCTCCTGTGCCTCGAAGTTGTATTTTGATAGGAGTTCAAAAGACAATCAAAGAGATATGCGGTAGGAAAAAAGAGCAGTTGTTTTGGAAGCTAATGACTAGCAATCCAAAGAAAATCTATGAGTCAGATGTAAAAGTAGTACAGGAATGTTCCGAAGCTTTACTTAATTATTGGTATGTCAGTCAGGAAAGTCCTGTTTCCTTGTTTCAACAAGCCCTGATAAGCCAGTAATAGGAACAGAAGATTCTACTTTAGTTTCTTCCACCTCTTTAGGTTTAACTACAACATTTCTGTTGTCAGCTTCACTATGAATCATGTGTATTATCTGCTTGTTTAAAGACCTACTTTCTTTCTTTGCCAAAGCATGTGCAAGTTCGTAAGTTTCTTCCGAACACCTAATGAATAGACTTTTTGTTGTCATCGTTTATTACCTCAGTTTCATCTTCATAAATTATTTCAGGCGAATGTTCCACCTCTGCAATAGCAACGCTCTCTCTACCGACTTGATAAAACCTATCTTGTTTTAATTGATTGATAGCACTTTCAAGCATGTATTCGTTTGACATTATTAAAGGGTCATCCAATAAAGAGATAGCAAAAGACAACGCATCAAGTTCTGTTTCAAAAATCCACACCCTATGAATCCACTTAGCACTACTCTTAGTTGAGTTAGGATTGGTTGGGTCAGGTATATCTAACTTATATGTGTGTCTTACTACTGCATACATCTCTATATTATAGGCATAATGCAATCAAATTGAAAGCGAATGTTCCACATGGAACATAGCAAATGCGTATTGATATTAATGGTAATGTTGGAATAGGTACAGCATCCTGCCATGACGGATTTTCGCTGCTGGGAAATAATATTTACTAGTCATAGATATTTACTGGGCTGTAGCGGAGGTGTCTTCAGAGGAATAGCTCAGAACCCCTGGGACGGAGATGATGAAATATTATTTACTAGTCTGGACAAAGCTGTGGACAACAGTAGACTATCTATCAAGACTATCTATCAATGCCGACTCTCAATCATAGACCAAAAAAAAAGGTAGCTAGTCCGAAAACTAACTACCTTTAGACATCTAACTAACTTAGACATGGAGGTTATCTGATATGGCTTTGTTCATATTACCTTAGCAGTCAATTCGCTAGGTAAAACAGGTATCAATTTAATAGCTTACCTCTTTTATACTAACCACATACAGAACCTTAACTATAGACTATCTGATTGCACTATGCAATAAGAAACACAATATATAGTGTATTTTTTTTTATCAACCACTAGATGTTGTGGTTTTTGTAATTTCACAGCCCAGTCAATAATATTTTTTGTAGACGATGACAGTAAAATTTGCAGTTAAAATTCCCCCCCCTTCTCAAACCCTTGAAATATATATGACTGGTAAATATTTTTTATAACCTTCGATTTTAAAATTCTATATCACCTCTGAAACCCACATAAATCGCACCCAAAAAAAAAGGCGAACACCACCTAAGTAGCATCCGCCTTAATTTGTTTTAGCTATATCTTTACTGGTCTCCCATTAGGATATTTAATTGCTTGCGATAATCTATGCCAATCACTAGGACTAAGTATTTCTTTTAACTCAAATACATTTGTACTCTCATCAACATCATACTTAACTTTGATTTCAGCAAAGATTTCTTGCCAATACCATTTCATGATTCGACCCTCACAAACAAAAGAATAGATAAGCACATTGCACTAGCTAATCCGCTAAACAATATAATTAGATAATCAAATCTTGTTATCCATTCTTGATGAAGTAATCCCTCTCCCCAAGTCAGACCTAGGAAAAGGAATCCAATCATACCCATTGAAGCAACCACGATAATTAATTTACTCATGATAGTTCCTCCTCATCAATAAAGAATTTGACATGAACAAATCCTCCACTCATAGATGATATTGAATATCTATAATCGCAAGTTTCTAACCAATCGATAAAAGATTTTAAATGCTTCGTCTGAATACTGGCACTCATGATTTAACCCCCTCTATCTTGTCTATTTGTTTCCAAACATTATTTATTAGTTCGAGCAATCCCTCATCATGAGATTTACCCTCATCAAATAAATGGTCAGGTAGTGAGTTATCTAGTTCACTAAAAGCTTTCCTCAAAGGAGAAAATGCTTTTATCATTTTTTGTTTTTCCATAATTTACCTCCATTATGAAATTAGTTTCTGTTTCGCTACTTTTGTAGCATCATCAGGGAAAATACACATTTTCCGACAGAAAAGTAGAAATTCGACCTCGTAGGAGAGCCATAGAGAGCAAATCAGGGAGCAAGTGATATCAGGGCATCCCCTAAAATCACTCGCTCTCTAATCGCTTCTAATTAATAGAAGCTAGCAGTATCAACGTACACGACCTCGCCAAAAGGTAGTTCTTCAGAATAATGACTCTTTTCAGTCACACACCAAAAGACAGGAACATTAGGCTCTACTTTTGGGTCAGCGATTCCCCAACCATCCGTGAAATAGATAAAGGCTTGAACCTCATCTACATCTTCAGAAAATTCGTTGAATAGATTAAACGGAGGGTCAAACTCCGTTCCACCACCGCCACGGACTTGAAGCTTCAAATCATCGCCTTGGTCTAACTCGTAGATATCCCACCACTCGCCTTGCTCGTTCTTACGAACAATAGTATCGCAGTAGCAAACACGAATCTTATCCAATCCACAATCTTCAGCCATAGCTTGTATCTCCGTTGCGAACATATTGAGTTCGTATTGAGAGACACTTCCGCTAGTATCAATCGCAATAGCTAACTCGCCACCTTGCGGAGAACGAGCCTTACTAGGTAGATTAATACCTCTCCAAGAATGTCGCTTGTTTGGTCTTGCCCAAGAGTAATCATTAGCTACACAGGACTGAAGAAAATCCAAGAGCAAATCTTTCCAATCGACTTGCACTTCTTTTAATTCTTCGATTCTGTTTCTCATGCCACTTGAACCACCGCTACCCATTGCAACCTCTAGCTTGTCAGCTAAAGAAACTGCTCGTTGAATCTCGCCTTTAAGTTCTTGCATTTCTGCATCACTCATAGGCTTGCCTTCTTCGTTGGTAGCATCCCAAACTTCGCCAATAGCGGAGGGAATGTTATCCCAATCAGAACCAGTTGAACCTTGCTCAGATTCTCCAGTCTCATCTTCAGAAATATTTCCTTGACTAGTCTCAGAAATTTCTTCTCCGCTTTCAGATTCTTCAGAACCGCCTTGACTTTGAGCATCTTGTTCTTGCTCATCATCTTCTCCATTAGGCTTTTGTTCTTGTATCTGTTCGATAGCTTCTTGCATTGCATCCTCATCATTTACCAAAATTTGATAAACCTTTTCAGCAGTCATGCCCTTGTATTTATGGTCAAGCAATCCACCCATAGGCAGTTGCAAATTCAAATCCCAATACAAGTACGCATTAATGACATAATCACATGCGATATTCCATACTTTAGGATGTCGTTTACCTCTCCTTAAAGGATGTTCATATACTACATGCAACGCTTCATGAACGAGAACACCTTGCAGTTCTTCCTCCGTGCAACCCATAACAAATTCAGGATAGAAATAAATATTTTTTCCGTCAGTTGCCATTGTGTCGCACTTGGATTTTTCAGTCTCGATTAATTCAAGATGTAGGAGCATACTCGCCATACCTACATTGCCTTTCATTAACTTCGACCTTGCTTTCACAATTGTTTCGAGACTAGTCATGTTTCTTACCTCCGTAAATCTTACCTAAAAGATTTCCTTTCAATGAAGAAACAGACTCCTCTAATTGCTCCGCTACTTTGTCTCGTTTTTGTTGACCCATATCAGTATCATCTCTCAATGACTCGACAGAGTTGATTGAAGCAAACACGCTACAAAGTTTTTGATGAGCAGTTGCAATATCAGAATCATTGCCTAAAACATCCTCATTGATTGAGGGTAGCACTTCGATAGCTTGCTTCAGTTTGTCGAAACTCGACACATTGAAGAAACCGCCTTTTTGCTTATTTTCAGGGTCATACTCTTTTAGCTTCGTAGCTAAATGATTCACTTGCTCCAACAACGCATCAACAGTTGTCTTAAAGACATTTTTGATATTGTTATTGGCACGATTTACCGCATCCGCTTCTATCCTTGCTCTTAGCTTTTCAGACACATTAAGTCTTATGTCATGACTAAAAGAGGGAACGACTTGAATTTCAAAATTGAATACAAATTTTCTTCTCAAATCATCAAAGTCAGGATAATCATTTTCGTTAAATGCTTCTCCAAGATTTCTTTTAGCTTCTTCCATTTGTTTAGGATAGCTTCTAAGAAAACCCTCGACTTCTTTTTCCCATACTTGCTTCGAGATATCGACATGACTTTGAAGCTTATCAAGATTCGAGTTAGGGCATAATCGCCAACCGCTCACAGTCTTGCCAGTATCATAGTCAGTAGAATTATCATCCCAAGGCAGAGTCAAAGGATAGTAAAAATCATTCCTAAACCCATTCAAGATAGAGCGAAACTCTTTGTTCACATCCCTACCAAATATGTGCTTAGAAACACCAAGTAATCTCTCATCAGAAACCTTAGTTTCTTCAGCTAGATTTTTCTTTAATCTCTTATCAGTTTTGATACCGCTAGGATGTTTCGCAGTTAGGCGAACCAGTACGGCATTTTCCGACAGAGTATTAGTTAAATTTTTATCCATAATAACCTCCATTATTTTAGTTAGATAAAATTGTTTCTGTTTCGATTCTTTTGAATCATCATCAGGAGAGATACACATCCCTCGACAGAAACGGAGCAGAAAAAATATTTAACTGGTAAATAATATTTTCCACTCCAAGTTCTTGTCAGAATTTTTAGACTTCTAAGTCTTGATTCTCTACTTTGAATTGAGCGTAAGTAGAAGTATCTACTACATCAGGTCTTGCTCCAACCAAAGACCTTACAAAGAATATTCCAAATTCAGGAGTTGGAAAGTTCTTGATGTAAGCAACGCTATTCTCGAACCAGTCAGTAATATCTGAATTACTTGCTTCTTTGAGAACAGTCACTAACGCACACACAGTTGCATACATTAGACCGCCACTATCAGGAATCTCAACATCCTTGCCCTCGACAATATCTTCAAGGTTAGGAACATCATTTTTCAATGACAGGAACGACATAAATTCAATCGCTCCAGTCTCCCCAATATCGCCCTCGCAAATCAATTGTTTGATTTCTTCAGGCGGATTCGTTTTCAGAGTATCGCTCAACCTTGTCCACGCTCTAGGACTTGGTTGAGGAGTTTGCACTTTGCTATCAAAGACATTCAACCACTCAGGTTGAAAACTTATATAACCCAATACATCAGGATGAACATCGTTCTTGGTAGCCCACGCTAACCAATCATTCGTGTCATGTTCAAAGTTAATCATTGTGCAACGACCAACGACATGAGAGGGAAGCTTGTTCGACCCAGCTCTATCCGTTGCTCTATTACCAGCACAAATAACTTTCCACCCTTTAGGTAAGACATAATCGCCAATCTTACCCTCGTAAAGCAATTGACCGCAGATAGCTTGAATCGAGTTGTGTGCTTGGGCATATTCATCAAAGAATAAAACACCCTCGCCACCAATAGGGAGATTCCCAAGGAACGCTCTCTTTTGTTGATTCTCATCATCTATGTAAGGCAGACCGCCAAGGTCTACAGACTCGTAAAGTGATAGCCTAAAATCAATAAATCCAAACTGTTTTGCAGTAGGATTAATCTCATCGACTACGACCTCTCGACCCTCGCTTACGCTATCCACATAAGACCTTACAATTGCACTTTTTCCAATACCAGTTCCGCCTAAGAGGAACGGAGTATTAGACCCTTTTAATACTGATTTCATCATCAGTAATGCTTGACTTGGTTTCATAATAACCTCCAAAGTTAATTTCCAAGTTAGTAAAAAGCTAGCAGAAATGCTAGCCACCAAGACTCACCAGTAAATATTATTTACCAGTAAGTTTCGATTGAATCTCACAATCTCATCAGTTGGTTTATTGAGTAAAAAAAGCTTCTCCAAATTCACTAGCATTTTTAAATTCTCTATCTATTGGTGCGGTTATTATTTTGTAATGTGCAAAAGCAAAATCTCTTAAACAACATTTCGCTTCACCCCATTCCTCTTCGCTAAGATTATTCTTGTAAACACTTTCGTTAAATGTTTCCTCTAATCCAAGCAACATACGAGAAACCGCATCATTCGTTTTAAATATTCTTTTCATAATTTAACCCTCCAAGGTTAGTTTCTTGAACCCCAAAATAGGATTCTCTTCAGCACGTTAATTCGTGGACTGTTGGAGGACAGTCTCGACTGGAAGTTATCGTTTCCGCATCCGCATCTTCGTATTCAATGCTTCTACTGGTACGCATATCTTGTGAGTTAAAAAGGCAATTCTTGTGACCTTCTCCCTAGTCTACTCTCACTACTAAACCAATAAAGTGAGCCAAGGGTGGTTGATTATGTCTGTTCTATAAAGTCTCCGTTTCGTTGTTAAAGAACCCAGTATAGCAAACGCACACCATAATACAAATCACTACACATCTTATAAGCAAGCAGAATGAGAGCATTACAAAATCTCACGGACTAGTAGATAATATTTATTGACCAAGCAGGAGAAATCTATGAGCGAAAAAGACAAAGAAAAAACCAAGCTAAAACTAATCAGAAATGATGAGGACTTGACCATAAAGCAGAGGGCATTTGTGAGGGAGATAGTCAAAGGTAAGTTGGGTAGTCAGATTGATTGCTATATGCAAGTCTACGATGTAGCTAGAACCAAGACAGGCGGAGTTCCTAAACACGCTCATGTTGATTGCAGTAAGCTAGTAGCGAACCCTAAGATATCCCTAGCTATTAGGAAAGGGTTAGAGCGTAAGGAGGAGTCTACAGTTGCTTCTTCTATACGAACAAGGAGCTACGTTCTTGAACAGCTTATGAGAGAGTCTAAGGAAGCAGACAGCGACAGTACGAGAGTTAGAGCATTGGAA